GCCACAGTACCCAAACTGCTGAGCCATAGCGCGCAAACTTTCAATGCGCTCACTACCTATGGCACCTGCCAAATCGACCACATGATCAGGAACCAAAACAACAGTCTGCGTGGTGAGGTCATCTTCCAACGAACCACCCTCAAGGCGGCCAGCCTCAAGCAACGCCAAAGCTATAGGCTTCTCTAGGTAGGTGTTCGTCGATGTCTCATACTTAATCGAGTAACGGGGACACGCAAACTGCATCGAGTTAGGCATAGCTCGCGCAAACACCAACACCCTAACTGGCACAATACCAGTTGGCCCAGCCTGGCACACAAGGCGCGTCATATTAACGAACGTCAAAAAACCATTACAATCCTGCAACTCCGTCTGAGTAGTCGCTGAATCCGTTCGCCTAATATTGGCATTACGGGCGATCTCATTTCGCGCATAACCCACTTGAACCTTAACTCGATTGCAGGTCTCAACATCTATCACAGCGCTAACCTCTTGCTCCACCTGACGCACATCAGACGCGACAGATCCATTACAATTCCAGAGCACTCTCAACTGTCCACGATGAAAGGGACTCACAGGAATAATTATGAGGTACTCCATACCGCCACGCCAAAACTGGTATGGTAACCCACAATAACCCGGGGTGGTTAAGCAGTAAAGTCCGGATGAAAACTCTTCACACCCAAATGGCGTAACCGGCATAGCTCCAAGCACAGTACCAACAGCTGTACTACAAAGCCAGTCAAAGTGTTTCACCAATGTCCACTTCGACATTAAGTACTCGAATGAACTTTGATCCTGGCCTAACATATGGGCGGCTGGGTCGATAGAAACGCACGCACCACCCAATTGAGCAACGTTTTCCCCTGTATCCTCACCATCAACATGGGCAACGGAGGAAAATGGTCGAAACTGCGTTGGCATGGGAACTTGCTCGGCTGGTTTACGCGTGTAACCCATGGCATCAGCTGCTGTAGAGGCGGCCGACAACCCAACTGCAGCGACAGCACCCATGGCTCCCGTAATGGGTGTAGACACAGATGCCATAGACGACAACACACCAAGCCCTGTCGAAATGCTCTTGTCTTTCTTAACATCTGCCCTACCAGACTGCAGAATGCCACCTCTCACTGGGTTCACAGTCTTAATGTTCTTGAAAGTCCCATAGATGTTCATATCACAAGACACATCCGGATTGGTCGTGTCGTTTGTAACGCTCGCATAACACCAAAAGGACAACTCCCCGAGAAAATTCGTCGCAGAATAGTTTCCAGCAACAGTAGGAATATAATCAACGAAATGGTGGTAGGGGATCAACATTTTACCCTTGGACCCAGCACAACATTCCAAGAACACGTGGTTCAACTGAGAGATGGTCTCAGTCTGTAAAATACCTCGCACTCTAGTGGCTTGTTGTGCAACCGTACATCCCGCAGGCTGCCAACAAACTGCATATGCACCGAAAGAGGCTGATGGAGTCAACAACTCTATCTCCAACTCAAGATCAGCTCTAAAGGAGTCAAAACCAGATAACTCTCTCGCTATTGTCCTATTACCCAACATCAAAGCAAATGGATCAACACGCGCAGTAACCAGCTCACCAAAGTCGTCCAAGTTGGAGACGGCAATTGTCTTCAAAAGAACTCGTCTATTTAACACACTTGTAGGGTTAGACTCCAACCCCTTCGACGTCAAAAACGGATTCTCAACCCGCGCCATACCAGTGGACGCTGGAAGAACGGCTTCCGTAAACACCGCAATGTCGCTGACAACGTCAACGATCTCGCCCCCAACAGGGTGGGGGCTTGACTTCACATCTTCGATACTCATATTTTTACTCAAAAAATAAAACATAGTGTGGTGGGTTGTCACCAGGGCTCCCACAAAAGCCACTGATCCATCTCGCTGAAGGAGTCAGCCATCAATCAATAAGGGCAAAGACGCTTCCTCTACCCAAACCGTGAAACTTTCCTTCACGTACAACTGCATTGCCTCATCGAATGAAGGATACTTGTAGAACTTCGACTCATCTACCTTATGCCTTTTAGCAACTTCATCAACGGTTACCTTCATCTCTTCAAAGAAGTCTCGCCCATGGAACACGCACTCACGCATAACGTTCGCCAATATTACGCCGTAGTGATCCAAGTCAGACAACGTCGAAGTAGTCCGAATAACCAACATCTTGGCTAAACTCTTCTTCGACAACGGCATCACCCAAACGCCATACTGAACATCATATCGAAGGGTCCGCTTCAGAAAGGTCAGTGTTGTTATCTCCTTAGACACAACAAACTCACTCTTATCTCCCGGCGTGGAAGTGAGCCCCGCAACCTTCATCTGAG